TCATAATGGCTAATCCACATTTTCAAAACTTAATACTATGGGCAGGTAATACTGTTGCAACTAAGCATAAAAAAGATATGCCTATGTTTGCACCATATCCATCTGACCAAACATTCTATATGTATCATAATGATTTCATGACGTATAACTCAGGTGACTGGACTATTACGACTACTGAAGCTGGTACTGGTAGTGCAACTGAAGCTGTAACTTCATCAGCAGGTGGAGCTTTATTGCTTACTAATGCTGCTGGAGATAATGACTTAGACTTTTTACAATTAAAAGGCGAAGCATTTAAGTTAAGCACAAGCAAAAGAGCATACTTTTCAGCTAGATTCAAAGTAAATGATGTAGATCAATCAGACTTTGTTATAGGCCTTGGAATTACAGATACAACACCTCTTGATACTACAGACGGTGTATTCTTTATTTCAGCAGATGGTGATGCAGGTTTAGATTTCTTAGTAGAGAAAGATAATAGTGCAACATCTACAGAAGATGTAGCAACTATGGCAGATGATACTTTTATAACAGTAACTTGGTTTATTGACCCAGATACTTCAAAAGTTTATTACTCAGTCAATAATGCAGAACCTGTAGCTGTAGCAAACACTAATTTACCAGATGATGAAGAACTAACCGTATCTTTTGGTATACAAAATGGTGAAGCTTCAGCACAAACTATGACTATTGACTACGTAGTAGCAGCAGTTGAAAGATAAGGAGTAAACAATGGCAGATACAGTAACTTCACAAACTATCCAAGATGGTGAAAGAGTCGCAGTATTAAAGTTTACTAATGTATCAGACGGTACAGGTGAATCAGCAGTAAAAAAAGTTGATGTTTCAGCACTAACGACAAATAGTGCTGGTGAATCTTGTACTAGCGTTTCTATAGCTCGTATTTATTGGGCTTGTGTTGGCATGAGAGTAAACATCGAGTTTGATGCTACAACAAACGTCTTAGCTATGCCATTACCAGCAGATAGTACAGGAGATGAATATTATGATTTATTTTCTGGCATACCTAATAATGCTGGTTCAGGCGTTACTGGAGATATAGACTTTACTACGGTAAGTCACTCAAGTGGTGATGCTTATTCAATCATATTGGTTTTGAATAAGAATTATTAATGAATGGCAGAGTACAAAGGCAAGACCGTAACTCTTAACAGACCTAGGGCTATCCCAAAAGGTAGCCCTGGTTATGGTAAAAAACGTAAAGAAGTCTTTGTCAAAGGGTGCAGTAGCGAAAGCTCTAGAGTCAAACGTATAACTTTTGGTGATGCCAAACTTGGCATGCATAAAAACAACAAAGCAAGAAAAAAATCATATTGTGCTCGTAGTGGTGGCATGAGCGGTACTACAGATAGATGTAGTGCAAACTATTGGGCAAGAAGAGACTGGGATTGTTAAATGGCTAAAGAAAAATTAAAAAAAGTTATTAAAGGTTTGCAAAAAGCAAGTAAAACTCATGCAAAACAAGCCAAAACACTAGAATCTATAAAAATGAAAAAAGGTGGGAAAACAGAAAAAAAGAATAAAATTTGTCCAGAAGGTATAGCTTGGGCTAAAAGAACTTTTGATGTGTATCCAAGTGCTTACGCAAATCTAGCCGCATCTAAATATTGTAAAGATCCGAACTATGCAAAAAAAGCAAAAGGCGGTAAAAGAAAAGGTAAGTTTGATGGTGGCCCAATAAGAGGCCAAGGTGCCGTCATGCGTAATAGATTAAGATAATGGGTGAACTTCGAAACTGGCTAGACGAAGATTGGGTTAGGATTGGAGCTGACGGTACTATACTAGGCTCGTGTGGTAGCAGGAAAGAAGCAGAAGGTAAGCCTAAGTGTTTACCACGTAAAAAAGCTGAAGGCATGTCTAAAGAAGCGAGAGCTAAGTTAGTGGCTCGTAAAAGAAAAAAAGATCCAAACCCAGACAGAAAAGGTAAGCCAATAATGGTATCTAATAAACTAAGTGGGGGCGGCTCTGTAGTAAAAAAAACAATACGAGGTCAAGGAATTGTTATGGCCAGTAAATTAAGATAGAATAATATTATGTCAAAATTAAAAAACCCTGAAAAAGCAGATCTTAATAAAGATAAAAAAATTGATTCTTATGAAGAAACCAGGGGTTTAGCTATTGAAAAGGCTATGGCAAAACAAAATAGAATAAAAAAAGCTAATGGTGGTTCTATAGCAAAAGGTTGTGGAGCAGTTATGGAACAAAAAAGAAAAGTAACTACATTTAGTTAGGAGAAAATATGCCAAAACAAAAAACAAAAGTTGATCCAAAATTGCAAGCAAGATTGGATGCTAAAGTAAGACCAGATGAGCCTGTAAAGGAAGATCGTATTTACTTAAATATGCCTAAAAAGAAAGCTCCTGCCAAGAAAAAAACAACTGTTAAAAAAAGCAGTACAAAAAAAGGTAAGAAATAATGTATAAGAGAACTAAAAGTTATGCTGTAGGCGGAAAAAAGAAAGGCATGAAATCTAAAGGATTTGTGAAAGGGGGCAAGGTTAAAACTAAAGGTCTAGCAAAAGGTGGTGCACAAACTACTAAAGGCTACAAAAAGGGTGGAAAAGCAGGAAAGTCTTAAAAATGGGTTATTTGCAAAGCAATATACCTTATTTTAAATGTTGGGTTAGAAAAGAATACACACACAATCATCAAAAATATCATGGTGAGTTTTTACACGCTATGGTTATCGCAGTTACAACTATTCCAAAAAGATCTTTATCGTTTCAAGTAATATTTACTGGTGCAGAAACATACGATACAGATGAGCCTAATGTTCATGGTGGAGCTATGTGGGCAAGAATGCCTCTTACAGCTCTTGTTGGTGACACTCCTTTTGAAGAATGGCCTGAAGCTATGCCTGCCTGGGCAGCACAACCGTGGGACTGTGCATCTCACACACATAGTGTTTATGTATTAGAAAACTGTACTCCTTGTCCTTGGTTAGCTAAAATTGACGGAAAGTTTTACCCAGCAAAATATTATTTTACTGTAGACTATACGGAATCTGATACTGCTGATGATCCAGCTCAACACAAACAAACACACGTGCTTGAATTACTTGATGCAGGGGAGTGGACAGGTAATATGGTAGCCTTACCAAATAATAGAGTTAGAATTACACGTCCTGCTCAGTTTGAGTTAGGAGAGGGAGCACCAGACTTTAGGCCTTCTCAACATATTCATTACAGCAAGTCTGATTTAGATTATACTTTGGATGTAAATCAAGTATTTGACAATTTATACGCTCCAGAGGAAGATAAGGATTAATTATGGCATTATCAGGAAGCACAAATTTTGAACCAAACGTAACTGAGTTTATTGAAGAAGCTTATGAGCGTTGTGGTTTAGAACTTAGAACAGGGTATGATCTTAAAACAGCTATACGTAGCGTTAATCTAATGCTAGCTGAATGGGCTAACCGTGGCTTAAACCAATGGACTATAGAGCAGGGTACACAAACTGTTACAGAAGGAACAACTGATTATCCTTTAAACGCAAACATTATTGATATTTTAGATGTTGTAGTACGTAGAACGGTTAATAATGTTCAGACTGACATAAGTATGAATAGAGTAAGTAGGTCTTCTTATACAAACATACCAAATAAAACCACAAAGGCTAGGCCTTCGCAATTTTTCTTTGATAAATTAAACACACCAGTTTTAAAAGTATGGCCTGCACCAGAAAACAGTACAGATGTTCTTGTTTTTAATAAAATAGTAAGAATGGATGATGCTGATGCGGCCACTAATACTATGGACATGCCTTTTAGGTTCTACCCTTGTTTTGTAGCAGGTTTAGCTTATTACATATCATTAAAAAAGAATCCACAACTTACTCCACAACTTAAAACTATATATGAAGAAGAGTTCCGTAGAGCAGCCGACCAGGACGAAGATAGGGCATCATTTAAAGTAAGACCTAATATTAGGATGCATTAATATGGCTTACGCCTCTGGTAAATTTGCAAAAGCTTTATGTGACAGATGTGCATTTGAATATAGACTTAGTGAACTTAGAGAAGAATGGAATGGTGCCAAAGTATGCTCAGATTGTTACGAGCCAAAACATCCTCAACTAGAACCATTAACAGCAACCGCAGATCCAGAAGCTCTATACAAACCAAGACCAAACAACGATAAAGAGGAAGGTGAAGGCTTTGTTGTTGTCGTAAGCTCTAATAATTTTAAACCAGATTTTATGAATCCTTCGACTTTGCCAACTAATTTTACAACACCAAAGATGACAGCATCACTAGGTGAGGTTACAATTACTACATAATGACATTAGCAGAATTAAAAACATTAATACAAAATTATGTAGAAAATACAGAAACTACATTTGTTGCTACTCTTGATGATTTTATTAAAAACGCAGAAGAAAGAATATTTGAACTAATACAGTTTGATTACTTTCGTAAAAATGTAACGGGTAATTTATCAACAGGCAATACCTATCTTACAGCTCCCACAGATTTTCAAATGAGTTTTTCACTAGCTGTTATAGATGCTAATGGTGATTACAAATATTTAGATAAAAAACATACTACATTTATGCGTGAGTTCTCTGTAGATCCAACAGACACAACATTACGAGGTCAACCGTTATATTATGCAGACTTTGACAAAGAACTCTCTACAGCCTCTAATAATGGCTCTACGTTGATTGTAAGCCCTGTACCAGATGCAGATTATAATGTTGAACTACACTATCTATTCAAACCAAATTCATTAGTAACAGACACAACTGGCACTTGGATTTCTCAAAATGCTAGAAACGCGTTGCTATATGGAGCATTAGTGGAAGCTAATATATTTTTAAAGGGTGAAAGCGATTTACAACAACTATACGAGCAACGCTTTCTACTCGAAATTACAAGATTAAAAAATCTTGCTGAAGCTCGCGGAAGGAGAGATGAGTACCGATTTGATTCTTTAAGGACAACGGTATCTTAAAAAATAAATGGAAAAAATTGAAAGTCTAAAGGGCAAATCAGTAGCTATAGTTGGTCTTGGTAAAAGCTGGTTTGATTATAATCTAGCAAAATCACACGGAGTTCACTTTGATGAGGTGTGGGCAATAAATGGTGTAGGTACGGTAATCTATCACGATAGAGTATTTATGATGGATCCTGCATCTAGGTTCTTAGATACAGAAGATGCTGGTGGACAAACCGAAAGCATGAAAAAAATGCTACAAGAACACGAAGGCCCTATTTATACCTGTGAATTAGATGATAGATGTCCTGGGTTAGTGGATTATCCTGTAGAAGAGGTGATTCAAGATTTAAACTGTTATTACCTAAATAACACGGTTGCTTACGCAATAGCTTTTGCGTTATGGAATGAAGTATCAGTTTTAAAAATGTTTGGGGTAGATTTTTCATACAAAGGTAACTTACATTTTGCAGAAGCAGGAAGAGGTTGTACTGAGTTTTGGTTAAGTAAATGTATAGCAGCAGGTATGCAAGTAGAAGTAGCACACACATCTGGCTTACTTGATACAGACGTACCAGCAGAACAAAAACTATACGGTTATCATAGATTAGCTAATCCTTTAGTAGTAATGGCGGACGAAAATGGTCTAAAAGTTGAAAAAATTAATAATCTTGAAATTACTAAAAAAACACAAGAACCTATATTAATAGATCGTAATGATTCACATCTCAAACCACCAGAGCCAAACAAATGGTAGATTCTATTACACCAGCAGGTATGCCTGGATTAGGCATTATAGAGGCAAAGACATCTAATTATGGTGGTCATCCTCCAGAGTTTTGGGCGGAAAGACTTACTGAAAAAATAGTAAGCAGTAGCGATAGTGAAGATCCATATATCAAAGAACAAGCTAGAGCCTATAGAGACATGATTTATAAGGTTTGTTTGATTTATATAAAAAATGCTTTAAAATCTTATAAAGCCACTTTGATACAAGATTTATCTGGTCAAGGTAGCGAAGATATAGCAAAAATAATTAAAGGTATTTAATATGGCCATTACATCAACATTAACTACAAGTTTTAAAAAAGAACTATTAACTGCAACACATAATTTTGCAACTAATGGCAACGCTTTTAAACTTGCTTTATTCACAAGTTCTGCCACTATGGGAGCAACTACAACCGCCTATTCAACTTCACAAGAAGTGAGTGGCACTAACTACACAGCAGGCGGAGCAGCTTTAACTAAAGTTGCACCAACAAGCGGTGGTACTACAGGATTTACTGATTTTGCTGACTTAACATTTGGCACAGCTACAGTAACAGCTAGAGGTTGTTTGATCTATAATGATACAAATAGTGATAAATCTGTAGCTACTATAGACTTTGGTGGAGATAAAACATCTACAGCAGGTGATTTCACTATTGTTTTCCCAGCAGCAGCAGCAAGCACAGCTATTATAAGAATAGCTTAATAAATGGCTGGCTGGGGTCGAGCTACCTGGGGTACTGGGCCTTGGGGTCAACCTGCGGGCGTATCAGTAGATGTCACAGGTCAATCAGCTACAAGTGCTTTAGGCACTATAAGTGTAGTTGCAAAAGCTAAAATTGTACCCTCATCCCAAGTCGGCACCTCAGCCGTAGGGACTCTTACATTTGATTGTGAAGCTAATTTAACTCCCACAGGCCAAACAGCCACAAGTGCTCTTGGCACAATATCAGTTGTTGCAAAAGCAAATCAAACACTCTCATCTCAAGTTGGTACAAGTGCATTAGGCACCATATCTACAGTTGCTAAAGCAAATATAGTACCAACAGGACAGTCTGCAACATCAGCTATCGGAGGTGTGGGTGTAAATGGTGACGCTGTTGCTAATGCACCAGGAGCTGTAGGATCTGTAGGTAGTGTTGGCGTAGATGTAGATGGAGAAGCAAATGTTGTTATATCAGGAGTTGCAGCCACTTCAGCAGTAGGATCTGTAACCGTACATCATAACGCTAGATTTAATATTGATGGTGTTAGTGCTACAGGTAATGTAGGTTCTGTTACCGTAACAGGTAAAGGCAACATAAGTATTACAGGGGTATTTGGTACAGGTGAAGTAGGTAAAGTATTAGTTTGGTCACTAATAGATGATACACAAACTAAAAATTATGCTAATATTAATCAAACACAAACCCCTAATTGGGAAGAGGTAGCATAAAATATGGCAACTTATGTAAACGATTTAAGGTTAAAAGAGATAGCTACAGGTGATGAGTCAGGTACCTGGGGGACTTCTACTAACACAAATTTAGAATTAATTGCTGAAGCATTTAGCTTTGGTACAGAAGCAATAACAACAAACGCTGACACTCATGCAACCACAATAGCAGACGGTTCTACTGATCCTGGTAGATCACTATATTTAAAATATACAGGCACGCTTGATAGTGCTTGTACTATTACTATAGGCCCAAATACTGTATCAAAACTTTGGTTTATTGAAAACGGTACTTCTGGATCTCAAAATATAATTATTAAACAAGGCTCTGGAGCAACAATTACCGTACCTCCTGGAGATACTAAAGCAATTTATTCAGACGGAGCAGGATCTGGTGGAGCTATGGTAGACGCTTTCGCTAGTCTTAGCGTAGTAGATTTAAAAGTTCAAGATGATTTAACACTTGCGTCTGATGCGTCAGTCTTGGGTTTTGGTGCTGATACAGACACTACTCTGACTCATGTTGCAGATACAGGCATTTTATTAAACAGCACTAGACAATTACAGTTTGGTGATTCAGGAACTTACATACACCAATCAGCAGACGGAGTATTGGATTTAGTTTCTGATACTGAAATAGAAATT